GTTCCTTTAGGGGTATCCCCGCCCAACACAAACTGTGAGAGATCTCCAGCCATATCGGTTTCTTTGTCATTCTTAAACAATCCAGAAACGCTTGACTTAATTTTTCCAAAAATGCTTTTAGGATCTACTGATTGCTTGTTTGTTTTATCTTTACGTACTTCAAAGTGAAGGTGGGGTCCTGTAGAGGAACCCGCACCCGGAGCGCCCTTTTTACCACCAGAGTAAGCAATAAGACTTCCTTGAGTAACTTTTTGTCCAACTTTTACTACCGCACGACTTAAGTGTGCGTAGTAAGTATAAAAACCTTCATGCTTAATTACAACATACAAACCAAAACTTCTTGAAGAATTTGGTTGAGTTGTTACTTGATCTACAACACCATCTGCTGCTGCTAGTACTGGACTACCTACCGGCATGGCATAGTCAATACCGCCGTGGTGGTGCCTTTCCTTGGGATTGTTTGGATCGGTTCTCCAACCAAATGCAGAAGAAATATGCTTTGAATTTGGAGCGGGGTTAACTCCTACAGTCTGTATTCCACTTGAACTTGCTGGTCCGGAGCTATCTCCGCCACCTTTTCCAAAAAGTTGTCCTACTGCGTTTGATCCTCCACCGATTAACGCACCAGCTAATGCTCCCCAAGGACCGCCTACCATTGCGCCACCACCAGCACCGATAGCCGTGTTAGCTAACAAAGATTTAAAATCAAATCCTTTTTTAGCTTTTGCAGATTGATATCCGCCGTATGCAGATAGCGCTGCTCCTAAAATAGGTACTGGTTTTGCTAATGAGGCAAACTTACTAAACTTACTTGCTGTAGCTGCAGCACCTGCTGCTGTTCCTGCAGCTCCTGCTGCTCCTGCTGCTCCAGCTGTGCCTGCAGCTCCTGCTGCTCCTAAGGCGGGAGCAATAAGTTTTCCACCGCCACCAAGCGCCATACGCATCATAAGCATATTTGAAATTGCACCCGCGGCGCCAGACATAGTTGCTCCTGCGCCACCTGCTTGTGGAAGGGTTTGTAAAATTCCCTTTAGTGATGCTAATCCGTTTACAACGCCAGGTAGTGTCTCAGCTATAGCAGCAAACCCGTTATTGACTGCTGCGGCAGCTCCAAGAGCTCCTTGATACCCGCCAACTAATCCTTTTTCTGTTCCCTCTAAAAGACGATTCTGTGAGCTTTGAAAATTAAAGTTACTCTCTTGAACTCCACCTTTAACGCCCATGGTTCCAAGCATGCCTTTAGCACTTGACATTTGTTTTGCAGTAAGCGGCTTGTTGTTTTTAAATCTAGCCATAAGTCCGCTTGCGTATAAATTAAATAGGCTGGGGTCTCCACCAGCAATGGTCATAATTGTCTGGTACTCAACACTGTTTGGGCTAAACATTACTTCAGGATTTTTAGGTGTCTTTCCTCGATATATTTTTGAATACAGTTCGTTAATAATTTCGTTAGGGGGTCTAAGGTTTCCTTCTCGGTCACGCAGTCTAATTCCTAAGCGCAACATGTTCATTCCGTTTTGGCTAGCGTAAGATCCCGCTGCTTGTTCGTTGCTCATACCACTGACAGCACTCATGCCGCCAAGTTGGTTCATAATTCTTTGTGTGCTTACTGATTGAGCACCGTAACCACCTTGAGACAGGATCTGTCCCATAGCCATGGTTGGTCCCATAGAGCTAGTTGCGTTTCCACGTCCAGCCATAGAGTTTGCAGAACTGATTACTCCTCTAGCACCCATGCGTCCAGAACTGTACATGGCAACGCCTTCAGCGCTAAGTCTTTGTGTTACAGCAGTCATTGTGTTAGGCATGATGCCCATAGCACCTGCACCAATAGCTGCTACTCCTAGGCCAACTCTTGAAGCGGTTGACATACCGCCGCCACGGTCAGGTAACTGAGCAAGGCTGCTACCCATAGTGCTGGTAGGTTTTCCATTAGCGGCAGATTGAGCATCAGCAGTTGCTTGAGCATGCTTTTTTATTTTTTCGTAACTTTTTTCTATGTTAGTTACTGTTTTAAGCATGTTAAGCAGACCTTTATTACCGGTCTCCGTTAACTTTTCGACACTCTTTTGACCGGTGAAAGCTTCATCTCCACCGGTGCCTAAGTTTCCTCTTGCCTCTGCCAAGTTATCTCACCGCCTTAGGTCTTGTAATAGCTTTAGATAAAAATATTAATCGTTCTCGTACTGTAAGACCTCTTATATCCTGTAACGACCAACCCGGATAGTACTGAGCTAGAAGATCATAGGCATCAATTACGTCTTGGTATGTTATTTCATTGACGAAACAACTCTGCCAGGGTTAGTGGCAGGCTTACCTCCTGGCCGCAGTTTTTGCAAGCCTTTTTAATTTCGCTTAGTTGTGGTCCAGGATTACGCTTTGCAATCTCTTCTAGCAAGGTTCTGCGGTCAGTGATTCCCAAACTTCTAATACGACTGGCGTCTAGAACTGGTTGATCACCAATTTCTACTACACAAGAAGTTAATAGCAAAGTATCTAGCTCTGCAGAGTTCTTATCAGTAGCATTAATGATCTTTGTTTGAACATCACCACTAGGTAGGTTTACCTTTGCAAGCCCTGCTTTAAGATCTACCGTAAATCTACGATCATTGATAGGGTCATCTAGCTCTTTGGTCTCAACATCTGTATCTAGATCAATTTTAAAAGTTTGAAGCTCCGGGCATTTATCGCATACCGTAGATAGTTCTACTTCGGCTCCAAATGTTGCTTTTCTAATTGCTAGGAGCAGAGCTTCTCTGTCTCCTGCAAGTAGAACTCCCAGAATAGCTTTAGTAGCTGGTTGGCCTCCAACGGAGACTGTTCCTCGCTCCAAGATAGCTAGTAGAGCTTTGCCTGGATCAGAAATTTTTACAATGGCTTCCTCATCGGAGCCTGTAAGTTCTCTAACCTCAGCCGTTCTATGTACAGTTGCTTCAAACGGATCAATAAAACCCGCTGGAAGCTTAACCTCTGTTTCAGGGAGTGATGGGATAACCACTTCTGGTATAGATCCCATCACTTCCTGATTAACAAGGTTGTTTACATCTTCTAACAGTTTGTTCGCCATTGCCGGATTTTCTGCGGCATTAATAATTGTAGACATGTTATATTCCTTTTCTTAGAGTATTAGAAGGGTGCTGCTGATCCTGCGGCTGTTAATGCTGAAGCGTACTTAGCATCCCAACCTTCATGAACAAGAGTCATTTCTTCGACCATCAAGCTATTTCCACCAGCATCTAGGTTGCTGTATGAAAGGTTTGTAATCCACGCATTATATACGCGAAAACGAATAGCTACGTGAGGTGTCTCTGAGTTTACTCCTGCAAGAGTTGAATCTGCACCAGATAGGCCGGCAGGGTTTGGATGGCTAAGAACGCGTATATCCAAATCGCAACGGAAATCTGCTCCAATACCAGCTTTAGCTCCTGAGCTAACTACTGAGAATAGACGCTTCATCCAAGCGGCCTGTGAGGAATCCCCCAACATTACGCCTTTGCTAAGTGTGATTGGACTAAACGAAGTTTGTCCAGGCAATTGGTGAACAGTGGTGTTGTAGCCACCTTCACGGTATTGGATTGCTTCAGTAGAGACGGTTAGGCCTGATACTGAGGTAAATCCCATTTTAGTGTCGAAACTGAATACAGGTGTAGCTGCATCAGTTGTCGGTAGAAAGTCTACGAGGAACCGAAAGTTACGAACTGGATCGGTTGCTAGAGTACTTAATACGTTAGTAAACGCGGGTTTTGCCATGATCTATTATCCTTTCCTTACTACGCCGAAGCGTTTCCGGTGATCTGCCCAATGCTGATCACAATGAATTCTGCAGGATACTCAACAGCCACACCAACTTCGATGTTTACTCGACCATTTAAAATATCTGTAGCTGTGTTGTTTGAAGCGTCGCATCTTACGTAAAATGCTTCCTCTGGAGTTTGTCCACGTAGGCCACCTTGTGACCAGTAATTACGAAGGAAGTTTCCAATCGCAGTACGAAGTTGGTTCCAAAGAATTTCGCTGTTGTTCTCAAACACGGCAAAGTTGCTGCGGTCAGTGATTTCTTTCTTTAAGAAAATCATTGAGCGGCGTACGTTGATGTAACGCTCTCCGGTTGAGTTGTTGAGTGTACGACCACCCATGATTACAATACCTCCGCCAGGAACGTTACGAATAGCGTTTACTGGCTTAGATGCTGAGTTAAGTGTGTCTAGTTCTGCGTTTGTTAGAGTGCGCTCTAGAGCAACTGCACTTCCAATTTTTGTACCAAAGCCCGCTGGGGTCTTGAATACTCCACGTGAAGCGTCTGTTTCTAGATACTTACCTGCTGCAATTGCTGCTGGTCCAACTACGCGAGTTGCGCCTGGCGCTGACTTTAGTAGATCTGGAATTACTACCCATGGGAAGTAGATTGCTGCGTTTCCGCCATCTACTGCTCCGCAACCATCGATTGCGTAGGTAACAGCTTCTGCTGTTGTGCTTCCTGCTGGTGGATCAATTAGAGCAAATACATCTCCACGAGCATCTGCATAAGCAGTTATATCGTTGTCTAAAAGAACCTTTGCTGCACGAGCTCCAGTTTCACCTCCTGATGCAAATGCATATGATGCATCTGCGTTAATCATAAGAAGTGGGTTAGTGATTGAATCAAAGGTTGTTAGGGCAGTTTGGTAGCTAGCACGTGTGGGTGCTGATCCATCTGCTCCTGAAGTAAACGCCTTGACTCCAGCAATTTCCGGCATGTTAGCTGGGGCTGCTGTACCTGAAGTTAAGTTAGTAAGCATTACGTAATATGAGGATGAGTTCACGTAAGCTACCGCGTAGCGGCTGTTTGTTGTGGACATGCTTAGATCAGTAAACTGTTCTAAGATGCCATTTGCATCTGAAATAATCAGATTAAATGTGGTTGTAGAAGAAGATGTAACTTCTGCTGTTAATGCGTTACCCCAGGCACCAGCACTCTTTGCTGTTACTCGAAGTGTACTTAGTGGGGTACCTGCACGGTCACGAAGGACTACAGATGCTGCTGTAGCACCTGAACCTGTAACACGCTTAATGTATGCACTACGTCCGCCGTTTGCAAAAAACGAATAGACTGCCCAGGTAGCTTGGTAGCTATCTGAAAGGCTTCCAAAAGTTTTTCCAAAGTCATACCAGCTTTGAATTAGGACTGGTGCGTCTGTAGGTCCTTGTGCAAATGCACCAAGGAACGCTCCACGAGCCTGTCCGTTATTTGCTAGTTCAACTTTTTGAGGCAGAGGTACTTCATTGATGAAGACTCCTGGTCTGCTATAACTTGCCATTCTTATTACTCCTTAGGGTTGAGTTGTTTTCTCGGGGTGCCAATTTATATTTGTATTGTTTCAAACGGGATGTCCTGGCTGTTGAGCGATATTAGAGGAGGGGTTTGTACTGGGTACTTCTGAGCAATAGCAGTAGGCAAGACTTCAGCACTAATGCGTATGTTGTACACATTAGAGAATAGTCTCTTACCGTTTTGATCAGTAGTATCTTTCTTTGACATTCCCAGAAATTCAACACGTCTAAGCGTTTTGTCTTCTGGAACAATAAGGCGGCCAAAGCGCAATGGGATGCGGTGGCCAGATAGCATTGCTGCCATAATTGCACGGTCATGTCTAGGCTGACGTGCGTAAGTAGTGATTTGATAATCAAGATTTACTGGAATAGGTACTTCAGTAACATATTGTTTTGAGCCGGCACCACTTGAAAGTGTTGTTCCAGTATCCACACCTTCTGGGTAATAGGGCATAGTAATAGTTCCGCGATGAGCTCGTTCAAAGTCTTCAGAGTAACCAATAAAGTCAAGAGTGATATATGGGTATACCTGATCTCTAATTTCCATATCAGGTTGTCCATACCAGACTCCTACTGGGCGTACAGCATTTCCACTATCAGAAACGTTGATTCCTTGTAGAGCAGCCTTTAAAGCTTTATCTTCATTTAGAATAATAGGCATTAGATGAGCCCCTGCAATCTTAGGCTCTTTGACATTCCTGTAGCAAAGCTATCTTGATCTATGAAGTTAGTTAAAAAGTTTCTAAACACAGCAGATGGAGGGGTATCTTGATCCCCATACTCTAAAAAGTTGACTTGAGCTGAAAGGTGTGGTGGGTAGTAGATCTTGTACTCACCATCTTTGTGGACGATGGATATCTGACTTACTACATCTTCAGGCCATTTGTTCATACGGCACCAAGTTTTAAGGCGCTGCGTAGTGATACGAGAGTCTTCTATTTCTGCTGCAGAGACCGAGCTAGTTATAAGGTCTGATAGCTTCACTTACGGCCCGCGATTACTTTAGCAGTTAGACTTCCTGCAATCCATCCGGCTACCATTGAGCCAGCATGAAATTTGTCTAAGCCAAGTACACCGCGTACGAATTGCTCTCGATCGGCTTCGCTCTCTTCGCGTGCCAAACGGTCAAGTAAGTAAATCATCAGAATCCTCCAAAAGAAGATGCGGGGTCAAGCTGCAGGGTTCCGGATTACTCCGGCGTCAAGAACAAGAGTAAATGAAAAAGCCCCCTTTCGGGGGCTAATCATTTATTTCTTTTTAAGAGTATTACATACCCTTTTTGCGGACCATTGACTTCTTCTTAGTCATTGGGCGGGCATTTGGGTCTGCCTTCTTCTTGTTACGGAGCATCTTAAAGTCTGCCCCATCGATTTTCTTAGGATTACCAGCTGTAGCAGCTAGCTTCTTTTGCTTATCTGACATTGCCATTATTTTTTACCACCTTTAGGCTTCTTTTTGCAAGCACCTTTACAGTTAGGTTTTGAGCAAGCACATCCGCAAGATTTACACATTATTTTTTACCTTTCTTAGGTTTAGCTACTTTGTCTTTGCCTTTTCCTTCAGGTACACAGTTTGGCACCTTTTTACCCTTTTGATTCTTCATACCTACTTGGACGTACCCGTCCCAGCATGGATTCTTAGACATTACTTACCCCCTTCGTGAGGGTTCTTTCGGTGCCAAGCTCGGGTTGCTCTTTCTCCCGCTTTAATCGTCTTAGCACCAGCTTTTTTAGTGAGGTTTATCTTATCGTATTTTCCAGCTTTGGCCTTAGCCTCATGGTCGACAATTACGTCCCCCTTTTTATTTTTTTTTACGGTGTGCTTGGCTCCACCGACTTTAATTGTTTTAGCCATCTTAGCCTCCGTTATTAAATGGGTTGTAGTTCGAGTACTCTAAGAATTGAGGGTCGTTGACCAACTCTTCTGGGTTTACCTGGTTTAGGTCCATAGTAATAAAAGTGTAGTCCTCTCCCATCAAACCTCTAGGAAGGAATTTAGCTGGGGACCAAACGGTGTTTCTAAATACTATGCGGTCTCTTAAAAATCTGTCGGGATCATTACTAAAGTAATCTTCATCAGTTGTAGTGCTGCCAAAATATGAACTTCTCTTCTTAGACACGTCTCCCCTAATAACATCTATGTTAAAGGTAAGGCGTAATTGATCTACGGTGTAAAGGCCTCGGTCATTGCGCATCATTACACCTTGTTCAAGCTTGGCAGAAATGACGGGAAGGGTAGATTCTTTCTTCCATCTACGACCTACAGTAGAAGAACCAACGTCATAGATAGGGTCTACCTGGCTAGCTACAGAATCCCAAGCCCACCAGTCTACGAACATGCCAACGGTACGTACCATGTCTTTGGTTACGCCTAGTTTAATAGACTCTTTTTCAGAGGCTACAGTAAACCTGCCTTGTACTTGATCTCCACGCATACTTAAAGTTTAAGGCTTAGGGGCTCGTATAACATCGTAAAGGTAGTTTTCTCCTTCTGTAAACCACCAATGATCTGGCTCTACGAAGAAGAATGTAGCCTCGGCTAAGACGTTTCCTTCAGGAGTTGATCGAGGTTCTCTAAACCGCGTAGCCTTATTGCCGTAAAAAAATAGTCCATCGTTCTCTGTCAATTCAAATGTAGAGTCGCCATTTAAGGTTATTTCCGAAGAAAATCTTTGGTAAAGAAGGACAGTGACTGCGTATGTGCACGCACTATCATACACTTCTTTGTTTACCCTTGTTGCAGGACCTTCATTAATGTCTAAAAAATTCCATGTGGGCAAAAGCGTTTGTGTTTGAAAAATTTCACTAGCTATTGGAAGTAGTTTTTCATGTATCATTCGTAATTCTGGAGTATCTGTAAATTGAGTTTTACCAAAATTAGTCATATGTGCAGAGCGTGTTTTACCTAAAACCGAAAGAAACTCAATTACGTAACCTTGAAGGTAATCAAAATCCCGAGAATTTAGTAAGTCTCGCACTTGGTGTATATCGTTCTTACTCTCAACAATTTCTTTAGACATGTTAACTTCACTCACTTTCTGGCCCCGTAGCTGCTTCTACTTTTTCCCACTTACCAATAGGGCATTCAGCCGGTGCAAGTTTAACTTTAAGGTTCATAAAACATCCACATTTCTTACAGTTCTGGGTTAACTTAATTAAATGAGCGCATCCGTTGCATATCTCAAGGCGCTTCTTAGCTACCTCGTCTGTTGTGCGAGGCACGCTCTTATCTAAAAGGTCCCAAGGACGGGTTGTACCTAAATTTTTCTTATACTGTTGCCACAGGGATAGGTTATCTTCAGCCATATTATTCTCCTATATTTCTGACCACATATTTAGGTCTTGGTTCTTAAGCATCGATTTTGGGGCGATATTAAATCCTATCATAAAAGTATTTTTATTACTGTAGGTAATCTTTTTTCCTGCCTCCCAAAAATAGATATCTCCGGCAGCCAGCAAGTTATTTACCCCGCCTACGGTAATAAAACTTCCTTCTTCAGCCCCTAATATAACCACTCCCGAAAAACAAGGAATCCTAACCCCTCCGGTGTCGTACCAAACATCTGTTCTAACCCCAGAAATTAACTCAGATGATAGATAGAAAGTTGAGTGGGTCCGACTCAATTCGTAGTAGCTGCAGGAATCTTCTAGTAACTTTTTGATTTCTCTATGAGCATAGTTAATTGACATGTCTTCAGCAATAGGTACATTTGAAGAAAATACCTTTACCGGCTTAGTTAATACGCTTAAGAGACGTTCATGATTATTCATTGAATCCGCCAATTCTTTGACCAAACCATATCAGCGGGAACGCGGGATCCCTAGGAGGTTCCATTTCGTCATGGTCAATACGTCCACCTTTAAGGGTAGGGGTAGCAAATGCTTGTCCCGCTATGCGCCTAGCCTTAGCGTAAATGCGGTCAGTAAACCTGCTCCTATCAAACGGAGCTTCTAAGTCCACATTAAATTGAATAGCAAAGAAAGACTTGAAGAACACCCCAAAGCTAACCCAATAGCCGTTACGTCTATGGATTGGATTGGTGTAGACCCGGATAGCGTGGTAGTTATTATCTACGCACATATACATATCCGGGTAAGCGTATGGAAGGGTGTCAGAGAGTACTACGGTACCTGTGGGGTGTTGATCATTCTTATATATTGAGACAATATAGGTAAAGTCTTTGTTATCAGGCTCAACACAAACATGTACCCAAAACCCATCTAACTTCTCTGGGAAGTCAAACTGTAGGTATTGTGCGCCGTTTAAATTCATAGTTAGTCAACCGTATTTGAGTCGTGGGTCAACATCCTCTCGGTAAAGAATATATCATAAGGTTCACAGTCAATAGATACCACTTCGTGGTTTACGTCTATTTTTTCAAGTACGCTAATTGAAAGCCAATTGCGCTCAACGTATGACCATATGAGGTCTGTATGCTCTAAGTCCAAAGCCTTAACAAAACTAGTTTCTTCCCCACGCTTAACCATAATGTAGTGGGCATCAGAGAATATATCTGAGTCCACAATTACAGCCCATTTTGCAGTTCGGTAGCGAAGACCAACAATTTCAGTCTCTACAAGATTTACGTATGGATTTTCAGAAGTCCAGTTAATAAGCTCAATATCGGTAGCAGCTAAGTTGTCGTATGGGAAAGATTCAACGTCAGCAGATAGAAGTTTATCTCCAACCTTAAGGTCATGAGCAGCAACTAACCCGTCTTTAGTACGAACTAAAGTATTAAGGTTAATACTTTTTCCACTGAACCCATCTTCAAATAGTGGGGTGCCGTCATTACAAAAAATAATGCAACCAATTACAATGGGTTCGTCTGGAGGGGGTTCTTCTACTGGTGGTTCTGATGGGGTTGTTGGGTCAGCAGGTTCGTTACAGACTCCATAAATATCTGGGCAACCTACAGCAGTAATACAATAGCTTTGTGTACCGTTGTCTCCGCAAGGCGTGTTTCCAGAACCATAGGTACAGGTACCGTTACAAACAACTGTACCTCCACCACCAGTGGTACCTCCACCGCCAGTAGGGCACCCATTACAAGGACCCTCTTGATTTGGACAGTCTCCAGGAGTTACACCAATACTTTGTGTACCATCGTTAATTCCATCTGGACATCCGCAAGAAGTTACAATAGTTTCAAGAATAGTAGCACATGGGTTTGACCCGCCAGTTGCAACGCACGGACCGTAGATATCTTCGCACCCAAGTGGAGTTTCTTGAAACGTAAAACTTCCAATTAAGCCAAGATCAGTTGTACAAGGAACTTGTGAGGTAGAGATAACTGGGCAGTTGACTTGCGGTTCTCCTCCATTGCCTGATCCTGGAATATCGGGACAAGGAATAAACTGATCTCCGCTAGTACCATAAATTACACAGTTATTTGGACCTGGAGTACCTGAGCCCGTGTAACTTAAAAATTGACGACATGAAGTGGGGGCACTACTAGTAAGGTTAGTTGTATAACAAATTTCTGTGAATCTAGTTACTGGCGTTCCAATAACTTCCTGTGGTGGTACGGGAATACAACGTCTAAAGTTATAAATAGTGTCACAGCCCTCAGGTGTTACGCACTTGTATCTAACTCCTGTACCAGAAGCACATGAGCCTGTTGCGTACTCTTCTTCTCCGCTTCCTTCGCCACAGTAGGATCCGCCGCACTTAGGAATTTCTCCAACACAATCACCAATTACAGTATCTTGAGTAGTTTCGCACCAACTTTGAAAAGTTCTAGTTGTTACTAAGCGTTGCCCCGTACCCAAGTACCCGCAAGCTTCGTAGGTAGATGATGAAGTTTTTGGAATAGTACAGTTTTCTGTAGTAGAGCAGGAGGGGTATGAAATTATTCCTAACGCTTCACAAACCCACTCACCTTGTCCAGCAACTACTACGCCTGTAAAGTCAGTACTTTTAAGTTCATTTAAACAAGCTCCAGTAGTAAATGGACGAAGAGTACAGTAATACTTAAGATTAGGATCTAAAGGATTGCAACAACTGTACGAAACTTTAAGGGAACTATCGCTATATTTTTTAGTAACGCGTTTGGCATAGCCGGAAGTACATCCAGAAAGCCCACCCCAAAATTCACAATCACCAATTTCTTCACTAACTACTTGAATGATTGGGTCTGGGGCGGTACACGTACCGGCTACAACGGTGTAAGTAGCGCATCCAGTGTCTGTTTGACAAGTATATGGGGCTGTTCTAGTTCCTAAAGTAACGCCGTCTGCTAGGTAACAAGGCTCTGTTGTAGGAAGAATAGTTCCATTGGTGCCGTTTAAACAGTAATTAGGTCGGTAACAAATAGTTTCTGGAATAGCTGCGGGCTGTTGTCCTGGAGCGGTGCAAGAAGAGCGCCATACTCCGTTTACTTTTACATAAGATTGATTTACTGTACGCCAAGTTCCGTTTACTTTTACTTGTCCGCAGACACCATTAGTAGGAGAGTCAGTAGTTACTGTCTTCCAAGCACCGCCAACCTTGACGTATGTTGCCATGGCTTAAACGTACTTCAGCCAGACATCCCCATCAGAACCACCAGTAGGTGTTCCAGTAGATGTAAAGATGTTTCGTACAACTCCAGAGCTAGTACTTGCAGTGGTAACCGCGCCGTTAGTTACTGCTACTGCACCAATAGCCGCGGGTAATACGGGATCTAATCCGCCTTGAGCGTGCTGCGTAGCGTGAAGAGAGGCAGCAGCACCAATAGATGCTGGGTCAGCTTGGGCTGTTCCAAAAGACTCCCAAGTGTTTGCAATTTGATTCCATCTACGTAAACCCATTAGTTCACTCCATACACTAGGACTGTACCTGCGGTAAACCCGCCTGCACTAATTGTTAATTGAACAGAAGATAGTGGTTGAATTTGTAACCAAGCTCCAGCTACAAGAAACGGGTTAACGTTATTGGTAGTATTTCTGTAAATACCGTTTGCAATAGCTAGTTGATATCCTTGGTTATCTTGAATATCTTCAAACGTAATATTAAATTTATTTGTAGTAATTCCAGATTTTATGCTTGATACCTTAATAATTTGAGTAGCGGACGCACCTGTACCATCAACATAGCTTACTAGGTCATTGTTACAGGTTATTGAGAGGTCTGCATTAGCTGAAAGAACTAGGCCACGAAGAAGAATTACTGCGTCTTTATATTCTCCGTTGATAGATAGATTGACCGTTCTTCCAACAATTGTGGCTAAATTAAGTGTTTGAAGTAAATTTTTACCTGCGTTGTTTTGCGTATCCGAGTCAATCCAAACATCGCCATCAGTAGCTGAGGCAGGTAGAAAAGGACCAATATGGATAGTTTTACCCGGACGATTGTCCGTAAATTGAATAGATCCAACGTCTACACCATTAAGTCTAATTGCCATTAGTCTGTAATCTCCGACCCGAAGGCATTAAAGGAAGTGTTATTTGTAGATGCAAGGATGTAAATTGCATCTCCAGCTCTTAGAGTGATTCCTAGAGTGTAAGTAATGGTTGATGTAGATGGGATAGTGCTGTCAAACACTAAGTATTGCTTTGTACTATCGGCAGCTCCGTTTTCACGAACAGAAATTCTGTAAGTAGCTGCGGTGTTTCCACGGTTGCAAATTGCAATAGTAGAGACTACGGTTTGAATACCCGCGCCCACTGGCCCATAAAGAAGGGTATTAGTGGTACCTACTGGAGCTGATTGAGCTAAGATCTTATACGTTGTTGCCATCTAGGGTCTCCCGTGAATAAAAGGCTAAATTAGACTGAAGCCTAAGTTCTTCTGGATTTAATTCTACAGCTTTAGTGCCGTAAGTCAGGGCTTTCTCAAAGTTTCCTAAGTTGTAGGAGGCTATAGCGGCATAGTCATAGGGTATATGCCCCCAAGCAAACTCTTCGCATAGATACTCTAAAGGTTTCTCAGATATAGACAGGGCATTTTCTGCCATAGATAGGCATTCTTCCCACCTGTTTTGCTGGTAGTAAAACTCCGCTAACTCTACGTAAGCTTCTCTACGGTTAGGTGCTTCCCTAACTGCTTTCTTAAACCATTCTTCTTTTTCTCTAAGGTCAATCTCAAGTTTAGCTAAATAGCGCATAGAAGCCGCACGCTCTGGGGGCCACACTGCTTTTGGTAGGGATAGGTGACGTTTAAACTCTTCTGTAGCTAAGGAAGTTTGGTTGTGAAAAAATAACTCTCGGGCATAGTAAAAAGCGTTTCGATCGTCAGAAAGATCCTCTAAAACGGCCTGCTGTAAAAGGGGCATATATTGAGAACGAGACTTTGTGTCATCTGCGTGATGGTGGATTTCTAACCCAATCCATCCTTGACGTTCTTCACTTTGGTTAGTTATTAGTACTTCGTGTACCGGGTGCTTCCAACGATATCCTTGACGAGAGTGAATCTTATCCCCCCCGTATTGAAGCCCTGGCGTGCCGTCTTCTTTCCAATTCCAAGTGTATTGGTATCGGGGGCGAGTCCAACCTTCTTTGTGGGCTTTTTCTAACTCTGGGCGCCACCCCTCAATAAGGACTTCATCCAGGTCTAATGCAATGCAATAATCTATGTCTAAAGGTATAGCGGCTAAAGACGCATTACGAGCATCGTCAAATCTCCAAGGCTTTATGCCAATAGTTACTACGTGGATACCCAAAGACTTAGCAAGCTTAATAGTATCGTCGCTAGAACCAGTATCAGCAATAAGTAGATAGTCAGCTTCTTTAGCAGAGTTGTACCATTTTTCAACAAATTGTTCCTCGTTTAACGCAATCGAATAGACTGCAACTTTCATGTTGTGCTCCGATTTTGTAGTGATTAGTTAGATGCGGCTACTTTTCTTTTTAGATCTTCTAGTGCATCTAGTATTCTATCGCGTGTTCTAGTATCTAAAGATTTAATCTCGTCTAGACGAGCAAGCTCTTTTTCTAAAAGTTCTACGCCTTGTTCATAGTACGTAACGTCTACTTGTGGAGTTGTTTCTTCAGTCATAATTTATCCTATCGGTCTAGAAGGTGTAGGTACAGCAGTTCCATTTTCTTCTATTTCTTTGTCCAATAACTTTAGATTTTCTAGCAAAGACTCCACCATAATGGGGTTACTAGTAGCTTCAATTTTTTCAACAAGTTTTTGACGCCCTTCTAATGGAGAGATGGGGGCCTCAATAGGCAAACTTGCGTCGTAAGGTTGAGACATTATTGCTCCTCTGTTGGGTAGACAAGATCGTAGCCGATTACAGCTCCGGTCTCATCCTTTACTTCGAATTTTTCTGCCCCAGTTTCTGGGTCAAGTCCTAAGCTTACTTTAGTTACGGTCATATTAACCTTCCCCAAATTCCAACGGTACTTGTTGAATACGATGCTGCTGTTGTTGGTAGATCGCTAGTAGCTGCTACCAATCCGGTCATTCTTGGTGACAAAGTGCTTAACGCTGACGGGATAGAGTTAAACGCAGTGTATACGGTACCAGTAGTGGCGGCTACTACCACTACTCCAATAGCATATCTAGTACCTTGAACAAGGTTGTATGTAGCTGGGTATCCACCGGTGGTATTAAACACTCGGTTGTATACAGTGTTAGCAGAGCTAAAGACAGTTGTATCTGATGCTGTTCTTGCTACTAAGGTAGCTGTTCCGTCCCCTGCAACAGTGTATAAGCCAAAGCGAACTAGGCTCTGCCCAGTTGTTTGTGTTGAGGCAGATGACACAGATATAGAACTTACTGTTAGATCCCAACGTGGGGTAAAGAAAGTAAAGTAAGTAGTGGAGCTAGATGGGGTTCCGCTAAAGTTTCCGCTACGTGGGTAGACGTCAACCATAGAGGTAGTCTCATTTGTAGCACCCGCTACAACCGCTGCGGTCAAGTAAAGGTTTGAATCCAGATCTCCGTTAGCTTTTAAGAACTGAGCGGATGTTCCACCCTGCTTTATAAACTTATCAGCATTGATGAACTGGAAGTAGTCAATAGAGTTAGTAGTTCCACCAGTTCCTGATGAAGCAACCAGGGTTGATCCAGGCTTATCAAAGATAGTGTTTACTATTGAGTAGAAGCCATTTAGTACAACCGGAGCAACCCCAGTTAAGTTTGCGGTTACTATTTGGCAGTTTGCTATGGTAACGACGCTTGAAGCAGCCGTTGTAACCGCAGTAGTTACGGAGGCAATTACTACAGCCTGTACAAGACTTAGGTTTCCAGCGGTTAAGACTGGGGAATAAGTTGTACCGTTTTTAATAAGCACGGCTGCACCAGCATTATTAACTGTTACGCCGGTTGTAATACCGCCATAAATATCAACTACTCCGCTGCCTGTAATGCTTGCAGCAGCAACATCAGTAAACCGAACAAGAGTAAATAAGCCTGTGCCACTCTTTGTAAAAGTGCCAGAAACTTCGCTGTTAAGTAAGTTTACATTTCCAGAACCACTTGCAGCAGTGCTGGTAAAGTTTGTCATTTTTAGCCCTGAAACAGTACAGCCAGTATTGGTGCTTACAGTTCCAGAAATTACGGTGTCTCCACCTAAAGTAGCATTAGTAGTTAGTACTGTGTACTGCGTAGTTATTGATGGGCTTTCAGTATAAGTTCCAGGGTGAATAACAACTGTTCGACGAGATCCTGAGACAAGTGTTAATGCTTTAGTAATAGTAGCGACTGGAGTTAATAGGTCACCGTTACCAGTAGTATCGTTTCCGTCTACTCCGCTAACGTGAAGTTCAGAGTCAAAACCTTGAAAAGCTACTCCTGTTGGACCAGTAGGACCAGTTGGTCCGGTAGGTCCTGTAACGGTAGACGGAACAGTAGAGGTTGGGCCAGTAGGACCGGTAGGTCCAAGAATGTTTCCAGTGTTAAGCCACTGAGTTCCTGACCATACCCAAAGATTTCCACTAATAATGTAAGCGTCACCAACAGAGCCTGTTGGGTAGGCAGCAACTAACGCTGCGTAAGTTGAAAAAGATCCAAGAATGTTAAGTCCAGCACCAA